ACGTGCCTCTGTTGCTGGCAAACCTAATGCTACCATAGTACCAATTTGTTCTTCTAGTGACTTTTTATCTGCAACACGTTTAGCTTTTCTAGCCCTAGAATCTGCCCGTCCTTCAGTAGCAATCTGCCACTGCCTTGCTTCTGCAGTTTCTTTTTCACGTTGTAGAGTGTCCCTACGTTTTTCTATCCCTCTACTACCAGCACTTGCAGCACCACCTAAAAATGCACCTAAACTAAATCCCATTACATATCTCCTCTAGGCCGTGCCATTAAGCCAGTAGGCTGTTGGCTTTCTTCTGGTTGAACTTCAGGAGTTTCCATTGGTTCGTTATCTTCAGACTCAGGCATTTTCTTTTTCATCTTATTCATAGCTAAAGCTATTTTACTTTCAGGTATAATGTCTTGTTCTATAGAACCCTGTAGCCCCATGTTATATTCAATCTCAGCTTCATCAGCAATATATGCAATAAGTTCCATAACAACAGGCAACAAAAGAATAGACACGTCAATAGTGTGCAGTCCTTCCATCGCACTACCCTGTACAAGTATTTCTGCAATAGATGTAATAGGTGTACCCATTTCAACAGCATCTAATAGTGACTCATTAAGACTAGGATCAGTAATTTTATTTGCATAATGTTCTAATGCATCTTCTACACTAGAATATTTAGCAGGTTGTTGCCAAGGCCGTGAGCCAATCTCTTTAGTTAAAGATTGACCGGGAATAGGTGCATCAAAAAGAGTATTAGCTTCTTCCATTTTTTAATCCTGCCCTTAGTCGCTGCAAGTCTTGAAACTGTGTTATAAGATAATCGTTAGAATCAAGAGTACTATCTGTTTCTGCTTTAGGTTTATTACGATTCATTAAACCAGACATAGGTTCTTCTACCTTTGGTTTATTTTCCATACTTCTTTTCATGTAATTATTGTAGGCTTTAGCGCCCTGTCCTTGTAGTGACATAGTAACTCCTTAATTTATATAGGGAAGAAATAATTTAATGCTAGTTTACCTGCAAAGTCTCCAATAGCACTAGAAGATGCAACATCTGCTTGATACTCTGCTTGAGTTCTTGCTTGTCCTGCAGCTAAGTGACTCAGTGTTATATCTTTCTGTCTATCTCTTTCACTCTCAGATGAATCCCACGCATATTCCATTAGGTCGGCATGTTCCTGCCACATGTTAGCATAGGCTTGATTAGACATGTCAAGTACATTAATTGCATTAATTTCATTAGCTCTATTTACAGCGGCTGTACTTGCAGTTGCAATCTCTCTACGCCACACAGCATTAGACTGTGCAATTACAAGACCATTACTTGCATTAAATTGGTCACGTTGATTAGATACTTCAGTATTAAACTTACTCATAGCATTAGCTTCACCAGCATTAAACTGATCCATTGCATTCTTTTGTGTAGTATTAAACTGCGATGTCTGTGTTTTAAGATTAGCAAAGAACTGATCTGATTGGTTTTCACTGGTTGCATTAAATTGTTTAGCTGCATTATCTGCTGCTTGATCTGTAAACAAGGATTGTGTACGTGACTGTGCCTTAAACATTTCAGTCTGTTGTTTATTGTTTAAGTTAGCCATATCAGTAGCTAAGAATGTCTGTGCATTTTGTACTGCAGCCTGTTGCCTATTACTGAGGTTAGCCATGTCTAAGTTTGCTAGTGCAGATAGTTCACCCATTACCATAGCCTGTTTATTAGACAAGTTATTTAAGTTTATAGTGTTAGCCGCCCTACTATTCTCAAGGGCAACTTGTTGATCTGCATTAAAGTTCATGTTAGCTATATCACTAACCTTAGCTGCATTAGCTACACGTGACTGAAAGCCTTGGTCAAACTCTTGGCCTATAAAGGTAGCACGTTGTTGCGCTGCAAGCATTGCACGTTGCTGTCTGTTGCTTAGGTTCTGTGTTTCAAATCCTGCAAAGGTAGCCGCATCTGCTTGAGCAATTGGTAGTGACGCTTCCATAGCAGCCTGTACAAGAGCCTGTCCTGCCATGCTACTAGCACCAAGGCCACGTGCAGCCATAGCTGCTGTTGCGTTGCGTAATGCCCCTGCAGCCCATGCTGGTGTAGCACCACCCTCAAAGTCCTGCATCAACTCACCAAGCTGACCCTGCACAGTGGCTTTTTCTGAGGGTGTAGCAGTTGCAGCCTGTACTTCTTCAGTAAACTTAGATGCACTGGCAGCATCAGCTACGGGATCAATGCGTTCACCAATCTCCATTTTACGTTGTGCAACATCAGCTACATTTACTGACTCACCCTGTGCAGCATCTATACCTGACACAGAGCTTTCTGTTTGCTGGGCTGCATCAATTACAGAGGCATCACCTACAGTACCTGTTTGTGCATCTGTTTTACCCAATGCACCTTCAATAGTTTCTGCAGTTTTAGTCGGGTCTACTTTAGCTATGCCTTTAGTTATGCCTAATCCCATTGGTGGTTGACTATACATAGCTGGAAATCTTGGATCACCAGTAGATCTAGCACCTATTCTAGGATCATCTAAAATCGTAAACTCATTACGTGGATCAAAAGCAGTAGCCTGTGCTGCAGTACCTTTAGTAACTGCACCAACAGGATCAATGGCATCTACTTGACCAGCAGTACTAAGAATGTTTTGATCTGCCTGTGCTACAGTTCCTGTTGCTGTAACTGCACCAGCCGTAGGTACAGCAGGTGATTTCATACGGTTAATGGTATCTTGTTTAATCTGAGGTATACTACTGTGTTCTTCTACAGGACCACCATGTGCATAATTTCTACGTACCATTCCACCGTTCATCATTTGAATAGCTTTTTTATTGTACATATCCATACGTTGTTTAGCTTCAGGATTCTCTTCTAAGTAACCACCAAACTTTTCCATATCCCCACTAAAACCCATAGTACCTGCTATGCGCTCTAATGCTTGTGGTTTAAATCCTTGAAACTGCATCGTCATTTTTGTTTTTCCTTATATTGTCATAAGACAAATTATACTTATTATATTTTTTATGTCAAGTAACAAAATGTTACAAACTAAAACCCATCACTTAAACCTTTAAGTATATCTTTTATATTAACCTTAGCCTTAGAGTTAGGTGAGTACCTACATTGAAACTGCTTGGGGCATTCACGAAAGCTACTCTGTGCGTAGTGATATGCAATGGTCTTGTTCTTACCTAAGTAAATACATATCTTACCTTCACGTTCACTCTCAGTATACTTCCATAAGTTGCACGTTACATACTCAGGATAAAGCAAACTACTAGCTAATACAAGTGGTAGTATAACGGTATTCATATTATATTACCAATGCAATCATATACACACCACCACCTATAATACCAATAATCATAATAGACAAACCAAGTATAGCCATGTTATTTGCAATCTGTCTTTTAGATTCCATTGCAGCGTATACTTCTTTCTCCCTGTCCTTGCGTATCTGTCTACGCATTGTAAGCATTTCGTCGTAAGTTCCAAAGCCAAACCGCATGTCAAGCATAAACTTTATTTCTTTTTCTTTTTCTACTAACGTCTTCTTACGAACAACAATGTCCATTGCTTCTTGTTCTATAGACGCAGTACCTTGAGACATCTTATCTAAGAACGTAGGGTTCTTTCTTTGTGACTCAGCCCTAGTTATGTCAGCTACTGCACCATACCAAGCCCCTAGTTGACCTGAGATGTCTTGTATTTCCTTGCCAGCCCCGACAAGCATCTTGACCCCCTTGAAGGCTGCATTAGCTGCAGCAAAAGCTGTGAGAGGGTCTATCATTTAGTTATCTCTTTGCGTGATTGTTAGCAACCACATTCAATGCTTCCTTAATAGCAGTAACGTTAGCGTCTATACGAGCAATCATTACATCATTCTCATGTATGTCATTAGCTAGTCTAGCACTGTCTACACGTACTTCAGCTATGTTAGCTTTGTTATACTTAATGTCAGACACCATGCCTGATACTGCCCAAACAATAGCAGCACCTTGTGCTAGTAATGCACCTACGATTGTTACTACTGTCCAGTTAATATCCATTACCCTTCCAGTGCTGTAATACGGTTAGCCAATAATGTATTTGCATTTTCTAAAGCATCGTTCTTTGCGGAGAGTTCTTGTAGGGCTTTGACTAGCATAGGCACTAATGCAGATGGTGCAATCTGCTGTGTGCCATCAGGGTCTTCGCTCCAAAGATTATGACCATTAACTACATCTGAATGATTATCAATTACAGTTTTAACTTCTTGAGCTATAAAACCATGATGAGCCTTTCCTTCTCCGTATACAGGGTCAGAAGAATCGGCGTTATATTGAGGTAAATTGTTTTCAATAGCATTTTTAGCATTCCACTTAAATGTAACTGGTCGTAAATCTTTAATAAAATTTAAACCTACAGTAGAATTAGCCACTTCTTTTTTAAGCCTTAAATCTGAAGCCGCTGCCCATGATGTATCTGATCCATCTATGTTAAGTGTCGCTGAACCTGCACTAGTTATAAAACGTGCTGTGTTAGAACCACCACTCGTACCGTTGCTACCGATTACTATTTCTCTTGTTCTACCAGTTGTAGCACCAGAAGCAAGACCAAAACCAACAACAGTCATTTCTCTATTTGTCGTCATACTACCGCAACAAAGACCACCGATTAGGGTGTTTTGTACGCCCGTGGTGATTGCTGCACCTGCTGATCTCCCAACAGCAACATTATAGGTATTAGTAGCAGTAGTAAAGTTTTGAGCATTTAATGCAAGCACCCCAATAGCAACACTGTTTTCACCTTTTGTATCTGAAGTTAAAGCAAGATATCCCATTGCTACGTTGTTTTGACCAGTATTAAGAGCATCACCAGCTTCTGCACCCACCAAGGTGTTCTGAACTCCAGTGGTCATATCAAGACCTGCGCCGTGGCCTATGGCAGTATTGAAAGAATTTGTAGCCGTAGTAAAATTCTGACTTCTTAAATTATTATGACCAACAGCTACTGATTTGTTTCCTAATGTATCTGCTCCTAATGCGCTGTAACCAATGGCTACATTAAAATCAGCATCAGTCAGTGCATCACCTGCTAGGCTTCCCATGATGGTATTTTGTAGACCTGTTGTGACTGACACACCTGCGCTGTAACCTACGGCAGTGTTGAATACATCCGTTGACGAAGTAAAGTTTTGATTGAATAAAGCTTCTCTACCGATAGCAACAGATTTATTTCCTTTAGTGTCTTTACTGAGTGCTGAAAAACCTATGGCAATATTGTAGTCAGCATCAGTCAGTGCGTCACCTGCTAGGCTTCCCATGATGGTATTTTGTACGCCCGTTGTGACGTTTTGACCCGCTAAATGGCCTACTGCTGTATTATGAGAATCTGTAGCTGAACTGTAGTTTTGATAAAATAAGGATAAATAACCTATTGCTGTTGACTTACTACCAACAGTATCTGACCCTAAAGATTTATACCCTAAAGCCACATTTTCTGTACCCACAGTATTTGCAGTAGCAGCACCCATACCGACAAAAGTATTTTGAGAAGCTGTAGTTTGAGCATCACCTGCCTGATACCCGACAAATACGTTCTGATCCCCTGTTGTTAGAGCGGTGCCAGCCTCATCGCCCAAGGCTACGTTAAAATTACCCCCAGAGGCTATTGAGTTACCTGCGTTGACGCCTGCCCTATAGTTGCTAGTGCCTAACGTAGTAGTAAATGGTTGTTTAATTATGTCAGCTACATTTCTTGTCCTAGTCATGTTATGCGTTCTCCAATGCCGTAATTCGTGCTAATGCTTCCTGAAGTGCAGCCACAAGCAATGGGACCATCTTGCTCTGGTCAATGCCCTGCATGTCTGGTACTGAACGAGTACCCATGACAGCTTTCTTTGTTTCGTTGCCATCATCGTCTAGAACCGCTGGAGTGACTTCATACTCTTCATCACGCATTGCGTCTTTAGTGCCTGTGACAGCCTCTGGGACAACAGCCTGTGCTTCATGGGCAAGAAATCCATCAACTCTAGTATCGTCTGCAATCCACTTAAAGTTGACAGGATTAAGTGCCAGCACACGGGCAGATGCACCTGTCATTGGCTTTGCGTCAGTCTTTAGCCGGTAGTCTGAGGATGTGTTGTAGGCTGTGGCTGAGCCATTAGAGGTAATAGATCCCCTTGTTGTTGTACCCTCCGCAAAGTGAAAGTGGTAATAAACACCGCTATTGGCTGCAGCCCGTGATGTGTAGTTGTATCCACCTGAATCTGACTGAACGGCTACAATATTTGCACGGTTGCCTGTTTTTACAGATAGTATTCTGGCAGTATCGGGTGAAACTTGACTCGTAGCCCCCACCATAACATTGCCGCTGCTGTCTATGCGCATACGTTCAGTTGTAGAAGCAGCCCCATCAGCAGTTGTTCTAAAAGACATTCGTGTAGGAAGGTCATTAGCCCCCGGAGTACCATCTACGTTAACATCAATTCTTGCACCCTGAGTGTTTAAATCAGTTCCATCTGCTCCAACAAATGTGATACCACCTAAAAAATCTCCGTTTTGTAAAACTGTATTAGTACCTATTGTTCCACTTCTAGAATGTCCTAATGATAAAATAGCACCATCTTCTGCTGCTTTATAAGCTACCACTGAAAGACAACTATAGTCGGTATGATTTATTTGAAGTTTGTGTCCTGCACCATTAACAGTACGTGATGTTGTATCTGATATAACTACAGCATCATTACCACCATCAACAAACAACATGTTGGCATTGCCATTTGATTCAACCCTAAAATCAACATCAGCGGAGCCTTCGTTAAATACTGCACCGCCATTAGCTGTGACTACGCCTGTGGCTGTAACAACGTCCATTGTAGTAGTACCAGTAAACGTTTGAGCATTAAGCTCAAAAGCACTGTGGCTAATTACATCTACAATATCATTAACTAGACAAGCACCTAGCACTACATCAGAGCCATTAGTTGCAGTTACATCAGCAGGAGTTAAATGAACACCATTAAGATAAACATCCACAAACCCTACTGTATAACCAGCAGTGTTAAACGTAGTCTGTCCTGCTGTAGCAGTAAAACTTTCTCTGTGTTGTGTAGCCTGTGGTACAGGGGTTGCGCCTAGATATCCAGCCATGTTTTTGTTATCCTGTAAAGTTATCTGCTGCAGTTATTGCAGAGTTGATAGCACTAAAATCTTTACTACCCCAATCACTATATGTGTCTTTCTGATATTTGAGATAGCCTACGCTACGAGATACACGGGCCTTCTTTTCGTCGTGCGTTAGATCATGTCCATAGTCTCTATTTGTAGCATCAGAACCTTTGCCATGTGTGGCAATTACTACAGTTACTGTATCTGCGCCATCAAGACATGCTTTGTGTGCTTGTGTGATTTCTTCTGGTGTACGTGTCATAATTATTTATCCTCAATCGTTATGTTGCCTGAGATGGATATTCTTTCTCCATCATTTTCATAGAACGGAAAAACTTGGTGAAGCATTTGTGACGGGAACATAACCATGTATCCTTCTGCTTCCTTTTCCATATTGTATGCAAAGGTTGATACTTTGCCTAGTGTGTTTGTGTAACTGAATGCAAAGTTAGATATGTGGTTATCCGCATTTGATTCAGCACAAATAGGTAATTTCTTTTGCTCTGCGTAGGACGTAGGTATTTGCATCCAGATCACAAAGCTGTACACACCACTATGATCATGGGGTGGGTTAAACTCATGTTTCCTTTGAAAATTAACCCAAAGGCTTTCTAAACTAAACCCTTGGCCCTCTTTAATTACAGCCCTCCAAGGGGGGCCGTAGTTTTGCATGTGGCTGTCCATAAAGGACGGTATTGTTTTAGTGACAAACTCTTCAAGCAAGGGAGAGCTAGAGTCCAACCTGATAGAAGAACTAATGTTACCTGCTAGTTCAGACTTCATGTCCTCGGGCTGATCCCGTGCTTCGTTGATTACTGTCCAAATATTTGCAACAACGTCCTCTGGTAGTTGGGCCTCAACTACGCCTACGTTTGGAAAGTGTCTTGGTATTAGTTCCATGTTTACTCTTCTAGTGTGGCTATACGAGCAGTGAGTGCTTCAATTAATGCGTTCTGTTCTTGAATTGCTTTGACTAAAATTGGCACAAACTTGCTGTACTGCATCCCATATTGTTTACCATCAGAAGTAAGTGATGTTACTAGGTTTGTTTTGTCAGCAATCTTATACCCAGCAGATATTTCTAATGCTTCAACTTCTTGAGCTTTAAATCCAACGTCTAGTTGTTCTTCTTTGTGTGTACCATCTGGAGATTGTGCGTTAAGGTCGTAGTCATCAGCAAACTTGTCACCGTATTTGGAACGCTTGTCCCACTTGTACGTTACAGGGGCTAGTGCTTTAACAAAATCCAACCCAAGGTCTAATGCTGTAAAGTCAGTCTTGTCACGTTGGTCAGAGGCTACAGTCCAATCTATTTGGATGTAAGCAGCATCATTATTTTCGTCACCTACCACAATATTATTAGTACCAGTAGTAATATTACCACCGGGACTTCCTGTGATCCCTGCGTCTTTTCCTAAGAAAATATTATTAGAACCGCTAGTAACATTATTCCCTGCTTGATCTCCAATAGCAGTGTTATTACCACCTGTGCAATTAGTTAGTGCGTACCTACCAGTAGCAGTGTTACTGTTACCACAGTTAGCACTTAAAGAGGCATAACCAACGGCTGTGTTGCTAGCACCATCATCAGTGCCATCACCAGCTTGACCACCTATGAAGGTGTTGAGTGTACCAGTTGTGATTTCTTGACCTGCTGTATATCCAACCGCAGTATTAAAAGTATTCGTACTGTTAGCAAAGTTTTGTTTAAACAAAGCTCTGTGACCAATAGCAACACTATTGCTTCCTTTTGTATCCCCCGCTAATGCTTCTACTCCCATAGCAACATTATAATCTGCGTCAGTTAAACTGTCTCCAGCATTTGACCCAAACAGATTATTTTCTACGCCAGAAGTTATTGATTCTCCAGCCTTAAAACCAACGGCTGTATTAATTCCTGTGGTAGTTTGAGTCTTCAAAGCATTAAAGCCGATGCCTACATTTGCATCCCCAGTTGAACAAGCAGTCCCCGCTTCATCACCTAAAAACACGTTGTAGTTACCGCCACTAGCAATAGAGTTACCTGCGTTGACACCAAAGCGGACGTTAGAAGTTCCTGCGGTTGGGGTGGATAGAGAGCCATCTGTTGCTATGCGGAACTTTTCGCTATTACCTGCAACAAAACCTACAGGGTGTGAAGAAAGTGAGCCTAACTTTACAAAATCATTGCCACCGTCTGTTCCTGCGATCATTGTTTTAGTGCCGTCACTTGCCTCGTAAAAATTTGCACCAGTACCTTGGTTCAGAAAAGATCCCAAAGAGTTTCCCGCAGATGTGGTTGCAATTGAAAGTTGACCGCTTGTCTTCAAAGTACCCGTTGACAAGTCTCCACCAACACCAACATCACCTAGAATGTCACCTGTAGTAACATTTAGTCCAACGGCTTTATTACCAATATATCCTGCCATTAGCTGTCAATCTCCATGTAGCTCATAATCACTGAAACCTTGTCAGCTACAGAACAATCAATCTTAATAATATCACCAGCATTAGCTACGATCTTACCATCAAGTACACTCAAGGAAGCACCTACTGGAATAGCTGCAGATTTAATTAAGTGTGCTGTTGTGTTCTGTGTTTGAGAAGACTGTGTAGTTGTACTAACTAAAGTAACAGAAGCAGTAACTTGCGCTGTGTGTACGTTAGCTAAAGTTAAACCTAAGATAATAATCCTAGTGCTACTCTGCACAGTATATAATGTTTCAGGTGTACCAGCACTAGCTGGTGCTACGTCCCTTGTAATAGTCTTAAATGTATTAGCCATTTGTTTTCCTTAACCTAATGCTATTGCTAATGCTGTAGCTTCATCTATTGCAGATGCAGATGTTATTAGTGTACCAGCAGCAGCAGGTAATGTCAATGTTATATCTGCTGTAGATGCTGGCCCAATCAAAGTTACTTTGTTAGTCCCGTTATCTGAGTCTTCAAAGAACTCAACAAAGCCAGCACTTGTTGCACCATTCTTTACAGACATACCTGCATTAGCTATTGATTTAGCTGTAAGTGTTGCTACCCCTGTAACAAGCAGTGTGCTTGCCATATCTACAGCACCGTCTATATCTACTACATCTAAGTTAGTTGTACCGTCTATATCAGCATTACCACTAATGTCTAAGGTAGCTGCATCTAACTCACCAGTTACAGTAAAGTTACGTAGTCCTGTATAGTCTTTATTTGAGTCTAGTATAACAGCCTTAGATGCTACTGCTGTACCTACGGCAGTTGAACCTATGTCAAGAGCATTAAGTTCACCTACGACTGCAGTAATACCGTCTAAGGCATTTAATTCAGCAGCAGTAGAGGTTACCCCATCAAGAATATTTAACTCAGCAGCAGTGCTAGTTACTCCATCAAGAATATTAAGTTCTGCAGCAGTGCTAGTTACTCCATCTAAAATGTTTAATTCTGCTGTAGTGCTTGTAACACCGTCAAGTATATTAAGTTCTTCAGGAGTAGATGTTACAGCAGTGTTACTAGCAGCAGCTAATACTGGTACAGTACCACTTTGGTTTGGCAAATTAATAGTTCTGTCAGCAGTTGGGTCTACAATAGTAAGAGTAGTTTCATGTGCATCAGCAGTAGCCCCCTCAAAAAGTACAGCGTTCTGAGCGTTCATTGTTACTGTATCTACTACAGTAGTAGTACCACCTACAGATAAATTACCTGTAATAGAAAAATTACGTATGCCTGTGTAATCTTTATTTGAATCTAATATAACAGCTTTAGATGCAATAGCAGTACCAACTGCTGTACTGCCTAAGTCTAATGCATTTAACTCTCCAACAACAGCAGTAATACCATCTAAGGCATTTAATTCAGCAGCAGTAGAGGTTACGCCATCTAAAATGTTAAGTTCTGCTGTAGTAGAAGTTACTCCATCAAGAAGGTTTAACTCTGTAGCTGTTGATGTTACTGCTACATTTTCATTAATCTTAGGAGATGTTAAAGTTTTGTTAGTAAGTGTATCTGTAGATACAAGTGATACTAAAGTAGAGTTACTACCTGCAGGTAAAAGCATAGTATTAGTAACAGAAGCAGAGTGAGGTTGTGCAATTATTTTCTGACCGTGACTGTTACTTTCACAATTAAATACAATAGCACCTGAGTTACTATTACCACGTACAACAACAGTACCTGTACCGTTAGGTGCTAAGTCTAATGTAGCATTAGATGTTGTAACAATGTCATTGCCATTAAGGTCTAGGTTGCCGCCTAGTTGTGGTGTATCATCTTCACTTAAATTAGAAATAGCAGAGCTAGTAGCAAGACCAGAAACAATAGCACTTCTTGTAATTTTTTTAAGTCCTCCACCAGAGGCATCAACAGCTATAAAAGTGTCTCCACTAGCTACTGTAGAAATTTCCGATAAACCACTTACAGCTATAGAATTAAAGTTTGTTCCATCTGCTACAAGAATATTACCTGCAGTGTTAGTAGCTGCAAATAATCCATCATCAGGAATAGTTAAATTACCAGTAAGAGTAAGATTACGAATGCCTGTATAGTCTTTGTTTGAATCTAATATAACAGCTTTAGATGCTACGGCTGTACCGACTGCAGTACTGCCAATGTCTAAAGCATTTAGTTCACCTACTACTGCAGTAATGCCATCTAAAGTATTTAGTTCCGCTGCAGTTGAAGTTACATTAGTGCCGCCAATATCTAATGTAGTCATAGATACTTCACCTGCTACGGTTACTACACCATTAGCAAGGGTAATTAAATCTGTATCATCTGTATGACCAATAGTAGTGCCATTAATAAGTACATTGTCTATGTCAAGTGATCCACCTGAAATAAGACCTGTAGTTGTAATTGTACTTGAACCTGTATCTATATTACCAAAACCAGATGTAATAGAGCCAGTATTTAAAGCTCCTGTAGATGTGATGTTAGTTGTAGTAATATTATCTACGTATGCTTTAATAGACTGTTGACTTGCAATACCTGTAGCTGAGTTACTAGCAAAGTTGTCTTCATCAAAAAATGCTTTACCATCAAGTATATTTAGTTCGGCTGCTGTAGAAGTAACTCCATCAAGAATATTAAGTTCTGCCGCTGTAGAAGTAACTGTTGTACCATTAATAGCAAGAGTATCTATCTCTGCTGTACCATCAATAAACAAGTTACGCCACTGTTGACTAGATGAACCTAAGTCATATGTATCATCATCATCAGGTATAATACTTGAATCAACGTCAGCACCAAACACAACGTTATCAGAGGCTGAATCACCTAACGTAAGTGTACCACCATTAAACGTTGTAGTACCAGTTACAGTTGCGTTACCAGCTACTGTAAGATTGCCACCTACAGCTAAGTTGCCTGATATGTCAGCAGCACCATTCATGTCAATGGTAGTAGCTGCAATCTGTACTTCTGTGTCTGCTACAATGTCAAGCTGACCGTCAACACTAGAATTAATATAAATAGCAGTATCACGAAACTGTACTTTTTCTGTTGTAGTAAGAAGTAAATCATCAGAGAACTGAAAATAGTCTTCATCCTCCATCCAAGTAAGTAGACCGTCATTACTTTCACCATCAAAGGTAACAGCTACATCAGCACCATTACTTCCAATAGTAATAGCAGTTCCTAATAGCTTAGTAATAGGCCCACCTTCTGCAGCAGTACCATCATGTGTATGACCTGTAGTAACTGCAAAAGCAGCTAAAAGTTGATCGTACTCATCATTAAAAAGGTCAGCAGTAATAGTATCGCCATCAGTAAATGATGATTGTCTTGTGTATGTAGCACCCATTTAACGTCTTGCTCCTAATTGATATTCTAACTGAAACCCTTTAAGTGAATAAGGTGCAGTTGTTGCATTGTCATTTACTTTTAATGCAACAGAAAACCCTGATCCTTCTACTGCTTGTCTTACTAAAGGTTGTGATGGCCCACCAAATACAAACCTAGCACTACCATCTAATGAACTAAACAAAGCAGAACCAAACTGAGAAAATGTCTGAGTAGAATCAAAGGGGTATGCATCAGGTCTAGTAGAGTTAGCGTCTTCATTATCATATCTAATAAATAAATCTGCACTAATAGTAGACTCAGGTTTAAAATTAACAATAACTCTCTGCATATGTTTTCGGATACCAGTGTCTCCAAAACCCATGTCAGCACTTCTGTATCTAGCTAATACTGGTGTACCATCAAAAGTATTGCCTTTTTCTTGTCTATGTATAAATCCACTAAAGTCACCATGTAATACTATAACATTACCTTCCTCAACAAAACTATCAGTAGCCGAAGGTTTAATACCACGTATTTCTGAAAACTCATATTTGTCAGCTTTCATTACACAGATAACACCTCTTGTAATATTTTCTGCTTGATTAGCTTTAGTAAAAAATAATCTATACTGTGTCTTGTCTTGTATAACAACACTCTCAAAAAGTGCTGAGTCTTTTATGTTTAAATCAAATACTGACTGCACGTTTTTACTAATAGTACCAAGTTCAGTGTCACCAATTCTTGCGGTAGCAGCAACAGTACGAAGACCATCTGGCCCAAGAAATAATAAGTCACCACCAAATTCTTGAATAGTATCACCATTAACACAACCAATGTTTCTAGTAACAGCTTGCACTGCAAAGTCACTAGAGGTAGAACCCGTTAGTTTAAATATTCTGTTTGCACAAAAAATAAATAAACTATCACGAAAAACTTTTAACCCAGTAATGTCATCATCTACTTTAATACTACCAGCACCAGAACCACTAGTAAAATCATCTTCATCAAAAGGTACACTAAATATTAATTCTGCAGGTGTAGTAGATTTACCTGCATAAAACATATGAGACTTATAAGCTGCTACAAACCTAGAACCTGCTACACTACTAGTACTTACATCAGTAGCAGCAATAGAACTATTAAAAACTGTAGGTGCATTTGTTTCATCAACAACAATAATTTTATCGTTGCCATCAAAGTTAAATCTTTCAAACCTATACTTTACTGCGTTTGTTCTACCCGTATCCCTTACTGTCCAGTTTTCTGAAATAATAGTATTAAGTGCATGAGCTGCTGCAGTAGTACTAGAGGTAGCACGTGTAACTCCTGTAAAGGTAGTACTTGTAACTCCTGTGTAGGTAAATATCTCTGAGGATATTTGTAATGTACCACTAGTAGAAAAACCTGTAGTGCTATCTACTAAAATAGTACCAGAGCCTGTCATACCTGTAGCTGCTAGTATCTTTACAGACAACTCCGTAGATGCAGCACTAAATATCTTTTCACCTCTGGCTGCTACTACTTTGTTTGCAAAGTTAGCTACCATTAATATTTTTTCAGAACTACTTGATGTAAATGGAACTACATGATTTATAAATTTACTATAGCCATCTATTCTTCTGTAGCCACCCTCAATGTCTGGTTCAAAGTTTTCTAGTTCTAGTGCCTCTCCCGGTTGCATAAGAAAAGTAGAACGATTTAAAACTAAACCACCCTCACAGTTAAATGCTACTGGTTGTACTTGAGAACTATCAGGCATTAAAAGGAAACTCCACCACTAAATCTACTAGGTCTGTAGACTACAGTTGATCTTACATACTCATATTTATTTACAAGCAAGCTCTGCATATTTTTAATGCCTTGCTCAAACCGTGTAAAGTTTAATTGATACTGTTGCATTTCACCACGATACTGATAAACAAAACTAGAAGCACCATCAATAACAATAGGAGCAAATCTATTTGGTATAGTAGTAGTATCTCCATGTGCAGCTAAGTCATCAGGAAATGTAAAGTAATCAAATGTTAAAGTATATTCTTTATCGGGAAATGGATACAACAAATAATTGTTATCTAGTGTACGTACAATGTACTGTGGCGCACTACCATTATCAAACTGAGCTACTTTTACTCCACTACTATGCGTAGCTGCAGTAGTGCTATTAGCACCTCTAGTACAACCTGTAATATCATTACCAGATATTGCAGTGTAAGTAACTTGTTCACCAGCAATATGTACTGTACCTGATGCAGCAAACCCTGTAGTAGATGTAAGAGTTAGTGTAGTAACAGAACTAGAGTGTGATCCATTTAAAGTAGTAGAAACTATATCATCTTCTTGATTAGCAAATTCTTTACTAATGTATTCATTATAATCTAATTTAACTAAGTTAGTGCCAGAAACATTAAGATCAGTATCTTTTTTAATTCTAGCAGTATTGTAATCAATATGTTTAGCACTAGTAGGTAAAGAATATCTTACTGTGCCGGGAACTAGTGTAGCTGTTTCTGTAGCGTGATTAAAAGGATAACCAAATTCTTTCTGATTAATATATCTAATAGATTCATTAACAGCATTTTGACATTGTATTTGCACACCTCTAGCATCCGTAAAATTACTAGAAGTAAGTTGCACCTCGTTCATACGTGAAATGACATCGTTAGTTAATGAAAGAAATGTAAGAGCCATTATGTTTCCTCAAGATGCACTAAAGGGGCCAGCATATAGCCAGCCCCAAAAGTATATAGTGTATTACAGCAGATCACGTTGGGCTACAGCAGCCTCAGTGTGAGCAGCCGAAACATCAGCAATTACTGCATAGACACGTAAGCGTCCAGTTGCAGCAGCAGCACCAGCGATAACTACATCAATGGTATCTGCAGCGCCAACACATGCAAGAGCAGCAGCAGCATAAGTAGATGCAGCACCAGTGTTTACAATGTTAGCTTCACCGTTACTACCTTTTGCAAGGTATGTACCAGCAGCAGCATCAAGTGCAGCACCGTCAATGATGTCATCACCACCAGCAAAGTCAATATTACAAGTACAA